TCATAAACATTGCTTTTTTCTTACTCATGCTTAATCAGGTTGTGAGATTAAAACTTTGAAAAAAGGAGTAGTTGATATTTTTACATATTCCGCAACTACTGTGTTTATAGGACCTGGGGTGTATCCACCGTTAATATAGTCAACCCATCCTACTGGCCAAGTTGGTGTAAAACTACCTGTCATATATATTGTGATTAGCTTACTGCCTACTAAGGGTAAGTTGGTATCCGTAAATGTACAATCTCCTGTTAGTTCATAGTAGAATGTTTCGTATGAATCCCAATCTATGTTTTTTGAACCTGAGACTGTGAGGTCTTCTTCAAGCCTGTATTCCAAGCCAGTTAAACCACTTCCGTCACCTCGGAAACTTCCACTAAAACTTCCACTTGCTTCAAATACCTTTAAACTACCGCTAATTGTTAAATCTGCAGTAATCGCCCTATCTTCATCTACTTGTATAAATTCATGTTTATTTAAATTATTTACGCGTACGTGTATAGTTCCGTTACTCTTAGTGTTGAGTACAAATGCAACAGGCATTGCCATTCCAGGAAAAACTGGTTCTATATTAGTGATTACACCGGGTATAGTTGAGCTAATGTAGAGTATGTCACCCTCTTCCCAAAGACCTCCCCAATCGCCGCTTCCACTGTAATCTGTCTTAACGCCTCTAACTTTACCAAAAGTTGTTACTTTCCCTACATCGCCACTATCTATTGCTTCGGTTGAAACACCTAAAAATCGTTTTGTATTTACTGTATCAGAACCATCCATTAGTGCAACTCTAATATTTCCACTTGCACCGTTCGTTCCTACTGCCATTACAGCCATGCCGTCTCCTATGTTTACGCCGCTATCATTTACAACTTGATACTGCTGTTCTTGTCCTACCTGTAAAGTAGTCCCGTTTTGAATTAAGTCTAATGTAAGTTCCTCCGGATTCCATTGTAAAGTTCCTTGTACTGTAGGTGTATTTTCGGGTGTAGTGTTGAATGTAATATAATCAATACTTGATATTCCATCGGTTATATCTACTGACCCTGACATTATAGTTGAGTTGTTTATCTCTAGTGTCCCGTTTATAAGTAGGTTACCGTTAAACGTGTCGGTTGTATTTAGTAAGTACGATCCTGTAGCACTTGTTAAATTAGTTACTTCTGCTTGGATTGACCCTGTAAATATGTTTATTGAAGCTGAATGGATACTTAGATTGTCTACTTCTGCTTGGATTGACCCTGTAAATATGTTTATTGAAGCTGAATGGATACTTAGATTGTCTACTTCTGCTTGGATTGCGTCTAAAGAAGCTGATTGAGCAGCGGTTCCGTCGTTTCCCTTTATTCCTTTTTCTGATATCGAAATCTGCAGTACGGGCGTACTGTCGTCGATATTTATTAATATATTATCAGCCATACTATCTTGTTACGTCGTTTACAATCTCAAGTACACCCTGTACGTAAGTCTTAACAACTCCGCTAGAGAATGTAACTTCCACGTCGTAGTAGTAGATGCTTACGGCTAGTTCCATTGAGCTTATAGCATCTAGGGTAAATGTTCCATTAACCGCATCATCAACGGTAATCCCGTTTCCAATAGAAAGATCTAATGATAACCCTCCACTTTTAGATCCTTTTCTAAACTGGCATCTGATTATTGCTGCTGTTAAATCAATAGGTGTAGCGGTAGTTATATTACTAAGGGTAAACTGTACTCCGTTAAATCCGTCCCCTCTTACATGGGTTTTAAAATTATAAGTTACGGGTTTCATCTGTATTTTAATATAAATAGCAATTAATCCCTAAAGGTTTTATAAACTTCTAGTAGTGGGGATACGATGGTATGTCTATGGTTTGCTAATAGAGTATATATCTTAAAGCCTTTAACATGCTCTTCTAATCTGAAAAGAAAACTAAAACCTGTATCTTTCTTATCTTTTAAATCTATCTGTGCCAAATCTCCACAGATTACCATCTTAGATCCCTTACCTAATCTGCCCAATACAGCTTCCATTTGGGAATGGGTAACGTTTTGAGCTTCATCTACAATAATAAAAGCATCTGTAAATGTTCTTCCTCTTAGAAATGCGAAAGGAACTATTTCAATATTTTCCTTCTCTAATTCCTTATCTACCTTTTCCTTACTATATAGCATGTATAGGTTGTGATAGATTGGAGCTAACCACGGATCCATTTTATCCTTTATATCTCCTGGTAAAAATCCTATATCTTCTTTAGACACTGTTGGTCTTGTTATTATTACCTTCTTTACCTGTTTTGTAAATAACATATCTAATGCAACTTGTGCTGCTACTAAGGTTTTACCGCTTCCTGCCATCCCTTTCAGCACGGTTATAGGATTTGTAAGAATAGTAGCTTTTGCTTCTTTCTGTTCTTCGTTTAGTTGTAAGTTAAATTTAATTGGATTCTTCGGTCTGCGTTTTTGAGTAAATATCTCATCAGTGTGTGAATTACTTGCCATATAGGAACTTTATTGTTTAGTATAAATATCCGAAAAATTCCTCGTATAAACAAAAAAAGAGAGGGCTAATGCCCTCCCTCTTATTATCTATGATAAGTGTTACTTATATAGTCTCTAAATCACTGATGAAGATCTTACCGTAAAATTCTGGTCTGATCATTTGTTTAGCGTAACGAGTCATGATACCTTTACGTGGAGTAAAAGTTTCTGGATCGTATACTAACGGTGTCATCATTAACGGAATGTATGGAGCATATACAGCACCTGTTTCCAAGAATTGAGAACCTCTGTATCCCATAAGGATTGTGTTTTCAGTCATGTAAGGGTTTTTGTATACCTTGTAACGTCCGTTTAATGATCCGGCTTTTTGTACACCGAATGCAAAGTCCATTTTGTCACCGTCTGTGTTAGCAGCAAATCCTGGAATAGATTCTAAGATTGTAGCTACTGTTGGAGATACTACTAAGAAGTTAGCTCCACCACGTAAAGTTTTTTGATGAATTTTGTTTGAGATCTTTTGGATTTTAGTACCAAGTGTTTGGAACCATTGTCCTTGAGTGTTATAGAAATCTGTAGAAGCAGCTGTTCCTGAAGACCAAGCTCCATTCTCATATGTTCTGTTATTTCTAGCTGACCACTTTTCAGTTGTACGAGCACCTAAGATTAACATATCTAAGATCTCTAAATCGATCTCCATAGAGATATATTCAGACAATAGAGAAGTTAATTCAGCTTCTGCGTCAATGTTTTGGTAAGCACTAAGATCTTGAGAAAATTCTGGTGTCCATTGTGCTTTTAACTTACGTGTTTTAGCAACAATTGCTTCAGAAGCAAGTTCTACGTTGATCTCAGGAATACTGATTGGATTGTTTGCTGAGTTTAAAGTTGTGTTACCGTCTTCAAAGTCACCTCTCTTATTATCAGTTGGTTGTTTGTGATAAACAACAGATCCTGTGATTGATGTATCTACTGATGTAGCAGATTTTGCGATAACGAAAGTTACTGCATTTCCTGATACTGTAGTATACTGTGGTAAACTTGTTACGTCTGCTGATGCAGATAAGATTCTAAAAGCTCTTACGCCTTCAGCATCAAAGTTAGTACCTGAAAAATCAACTGCTACTGTGTAGTAGTCGCCTGGATTAATTCCAGCTTCAAATCCGATAGATGCAGATGTTGCAGCTCCTACCCCTTGAGTGATGGCTAAAGAAGCCGAGTTGATTGTGTATCCAAATCTTCCTGCTCCGTAAAGACCTCCGTCTACGTCTTGATCTACAGCCATTTTACTGTTTGCAGTTGAAACGTTTCCGTAGATATTGTCTCCTTCAGAGAAAGGTGCATTACCTGATCCGTATTTAAAATCTAAGTAAAATACAAGTCCTGAAGGTAAATTCATTGGTTGTACAGATACAAAGTCTTTAGAAGCGATTTGAGCGAATACTTTACGTACTAATGGTAAAGCTACTCCTGCCCATTGTTCTCCTGAACCGGCTGTGAAGCTTGCTCCTGCAGTACCGTTACCGGTAACAGAACCTTCAGATACGATTCTTTTAGCTTGATTCTCAAGAATCATAGCCATGTTATTTTTCTCGATTTCGTTAGAGATTCCCTCTAATAATCCAGACTGTTGCCATTTCCCAGCTAAACGTGCAGCATCTGCTTGTACGCTTTTGTAAGGGTTAGCACTCTCTAATAATTGGTTAATTTCCATAATTATTTTTAAAAAATGTGTTCTTTAATTATTTTATAATTCCTGCTAGTTTCTGCATTCTTCTAACAGCGTCTGATGCTTCAGAGATAATCTCTGGTTTTGCAGCAGTAGTTCCGGTGGCTTTTGAAGCTCTACCTAATTTTGCTTCTTGTATTTTGCGTCCTCTTATAGGCTTAGCAATTACGTTTTTAGAAACAGTTTCGTAAACTAATTTAACTTCTTTTACTGTCTCAGCTTTATCAAATGCAGTGATAATATTCACTTTTTGAGACTCGTTTAAATTATTTACTTTGAATACCTTATTTACATAAAGTAATTTAGCATTAAGAAGATTAACTTCTTGAAGTTGTTTCTTAAGTACGTTAACTGTCTTAACTGCCTCTTTCAAGTCAGCTTTTACTTCTTCCACAGTTTCTTCTTTAGATTCTTCTTGTTCGTTTCTCATTGCTGATCCGGCTCCGGCTCCTAAGTCCTGTAAAAGTGCTATTGCTTTTGCAGCAATAGGTCCTCCTTTAGCTACTAGAGCTTTTAATCCGTCAACGATACTATCAAGTCCAGCTGCAGCTCCTCCGGTTGGTTCTCCACCAAATTGACCTTCGTTTGCTTCGCCTTCTTCCATTGCAGAAAGTTCTCTAAGAAGTTCGTCTAAATCAATTTCCTCTTCTTCTTCTGCTCCCATCATATCATCAGCAGGCATTTCTTCGCCTGGTAATTCTTCTCCTGGGATTGGTTCTCCTTCTAGTCCACCTTCGCCAGCCTCTTGGCCAACTATGTCTCTAATAAGGTCTTTTAAATCGTCGATAGTTAAATCTTCAATTTCTAATTCGTCTTCAAGTTCACCTTCTTCGCCAGCTTCTGCTTCGTCTTCAGATTCTTCTGAATCAACCTCGGCTTCGTCTTCTAGACCTTCTTCTTCCTCTTCGAAAGTAAGTTCTTCCTCAAGTTGTTTAGTCTGTTCAGTTGTGTCTTTCGTGTTAACGTCTACTTCTCCACCTTGGATTTCATCAACTGTTTCTTCATCAGACTCTTCCATCTCTTGAAGTTTTGCAGCTAACATGCTTTTTAAATGAGGTGTCAATGTTTCCTCTAAAGCGTCTTTAGCGTTGATTATAGCAGCTTCACGTACAGACTTCGCGGCAGCAATAGCTTCCTTGAATAGTTCTTTGTTGTTGTGCATTTAATAAATTTTTGTTGTGTCTACGATTATTGGAATCGTAATAGGAAAGTTTTTTATGCGAATACAGTATAGTGACTGTATATTTGTAATAATAAATAGTGCTAGGTTCCGGAAACAAGAAAACCTACCGTTTCGGGTAGGTTCTTATGGTGTGTTATGTTTTTACTATTTACTTCTGAAAGATTAATACATCTTCGCTGTCAAAGAAAAGAACTGATGTTTTAAATCCGCTTTCATCGTTTGGAGTATACCCTACTTCTGTAGGATCTAGTGTATAGTTTATAGCAAAACCATCTTCGATTTCTTTTGCGTTTTCAGGATCTGTTAATATCTGTTGTCTTTGACTTTCTAGATATTTTAAAAGTTCTTTAGGGTCTCTATTATCTTTTACCTCAACATTACCAGGAGATCCGTAATCTGTTTCAGTGCGTACAGGTCTGTTAAGATCTATCCCTACTTTCTTGAAGAGATCAGCTACTGATATATCTTTTCCGCTTATGTAGTTAGAGGTCTCCTCTTTTTCGTTTTCTTTAATTCCCTGGAGGTAATCTCTAACGATTGAGTCGATTTCGTCTGTGTCTTTACTTGAGATTAAAGAGTCCCAAGTATTCCATCCTTGTTGATCTTCATCATCTCCTGTTAAATCATCGTAAACCTGTCTTAATACCTCTTGTCCGTATTTTTTCTCAATATAGGTTTGTGCGTTAAATTCCTTGATTACTGTGTTAACTCTCTTACTATCGAAAGTTTGTTTATTCTCTATTAAGAATTTTTTAAGGTCGAAATTGTCTGCCATTTTATTATTATTATTATTACTATGCTAAATATATGTGTTTTTTATCGTTTTTGCAACTGTTTATCTAAGTAATCTTGGTAAGCTTCTGCTTCTTCTGGTCTCATTTCTCTATCTATCTCGATTGAGTCGTAATCAGTTTCGCCATATGATCCTGCAGCTATCCCTACATAATACTTACCTGTGCTTGTACTTTTTCCGTTCATCTCAACATCATACCCTTCTCTTTCTGATTCATCTTGATCCCAAGGATTATCTGTTCCTCCGTATGGAAGTACTCCGTCTTCTGTCCACTCTATGTCGTCTGGATGTTCTAATGTATTTTCTTTAACACTTCCTTTACGTTTTGCTAATTCTTTCTTAACATCTTGTATATCTTGTTCATTTCCTTCGTACCTTGATAGATTAACAATCATATCAGCTAGTGCATCATTAGAATATCCTTCAAGACCTTCAATAACAATTAATTTAATTACATCTTCCTTAAGTACTCTCTCTTTAGGTGTTAATCCTTCAAATAACGATTCATATGCCCATTGATGTAGTTGATCTGCATGCTGATCCTGTAATCTGTTTAATTGATCATCTGTTAACTCGGTTCCATCTTCAAAATTAGCTGTTGCTATGAAAGTATCGGTAAAATCAGGGTAATCCCTATCATCTACACCGTCTAGTTGAACTGTTCCCATGTCTACCTTCTTTCCGTCAATAGTTCCTGCTGGTTCTACTGGTAAGTCTGGAGATATTTGGAATCCTTTAATACTTTTAACGCTATATGTGATTTCCCCTATTTTATCTTTTAGTAGAGCTAATGCTTCATCTTCGCTACCTGCTTCTACAGTGTATCCATAGTCTACTCCTGGTCTACTCTCTACATTTACAACTATCTTATACTGTAAAGGCTCTTCTTTAATGACTCTATGGGTAACTAGCTTATTTTCGTTAGTATTATCCTCTGTTAAAATCTTTTTACCTTGTTCCTCCTTATAGTTAGTTAGAAACCTGTAATAGTTGAATCTTTCTCCCATTATGCTCTTAATATGTCGTTAATTAGATCGTGTGCTTTACAGTATCTGGTGCAAGCTTGCTTTCCTTCGTTTAAACTTACTGGATTCATAAATGCTCCATGTGTTGAAGGATTAGATACAAAGTCCCAGCATACTAACTCAAAATCAGGCTGTACTTCTAATGTTCCTTCATTTGTTTGTTCTACTGATCCTGTTCCTCTTGATGAAATACCTATTGTATGACCTGCTTTTACAATCTCCTTTACAATATTTCCTGAAGGTGTATTAAGAAGTTCTATTCTTCCTTTCAGTTCATCACCATCCCACCATAATTCTTTGATTATATGTGATGCATTCTTTAAAGACACTACTGCTGATTCAGGATGATCTAACTCACCGTAAGCATTCCCGTTCTTTACAAACTCGTCTACATATTTTTGAGCTTCAGTTACTAAAATCTCTTTTTTATATACTCTCCCGTTCTGGTTTTTAGCTCCAGCTCTTTGTAATACACCTTCTACCTCAAAAACACCAGGTCTTTGCTTAGATTCCCTAAGGATAGGTTTAAACGATGTTATATCTACAAGTAATTTTGTCATGTTCTTTTAGTTTCCTGTTCTACTCTTTACTCCTTTGTATGCACCAAGTAAGTGACTGGCTATTGATTTAGCATCCATGTTTGTTAACTGGTCTGCTGATCTTCTGTAATGTTCTGCAAGCTTATATAAAAGTTCCTCCATTTCCTCTGCAGAAAAGTATCGAAGTTCGTCCATTATCTGTTCTACACTCTGATTTTTATTATTAGAGCTTTCGTACAGTTTAGCTTTCCAGTTATGTATATCGAAATCTGATTTCATATTACTTTTTTCTTTTAGTATATTTTCTTTTTGGAGACTTATTCTCATTAACTTCTCCTCCTGCTGGATTCTGTCTTATCATTTCCTGCTGTTCTGGTGATGCTACTTGTGTCTTAGGTAGCTCTATCGATCTGTATTTCTGAAGGACTGGTTCTAAGTCTTTTTTAAATGCTGCTGATATTGCTGGTGCCATAAATGGACCTATGTTTGTATATATATTCTCAATATTCTGTCTAGTGTCTAGATAAGTCTTTTCAATCTTAGCGATATGATCTGCTAAATCTGTAGCTCCTTTACGTATACGTGCTGCTAGGTCTTCGTTATCACTATTTTCATAGTTGATATACCTTTCTAAATTTTCTGCTCTAGCTTCTTTAAGAAGTTTTCTGTCTTCTGTAAGAATACCTGTGATCATTTTCTTAAAGGTTTCTTTAAGTTGTTCTCTTACTTTATTTTCTTCATATACACCGAAAGCATCTTCCTCTGATCGTTCTGCTGCTCTATCTGATGCATTTCTATCTTGGGATGCTCTTATTTTAGCGTTCTTTAAAGAAAGTCCTTTTGCTACGTATCTCTTAACTAATGCGTCAAATGATTTTGAAGCTTCTTCTATATTATCAGTACCTTCTTCAACACTCTCTTCTACTTCCTGTAAATTACTTGCAAGATAGTCTACTAAATCTTTCTTAGCGTGTGGAATCATTCCTGGCTCTGTCATAGGACCGTCTTTCCATTCATCCCATACTGCAAGTAAGTGTTTGATAGCTTTTTCTAATCTTGGACCCATAGACTCTACGTATCCTCCATTTCCATAATCATCTTCTTTTACTATCTTACCTCCTTTAATTTTTCTTGCTCTACCTTCTTCTAGAGATTTTGCACTATTTAAAGCTTTAAGTATTATCTCTTTCTTTGATAATTGATCAGATGATAATGTTTCCTCTCCTAAATCAAAAAGTCCTTTAGCTTTCATTTTCTTAACCCAAGCTTGTCTACTCTTTCTATGTTCTTCTCTTCCAGCTGGTGATAGTTTTTTATGGTGATTAAGTCCATCTACCTTTCCTTGATACTGGTTAGTAGCTTTAGGGTAGCTTGGATGTTTCATTTCTTTAAAATTAGTCTTCTTCTTATCCATTACCATTTTTGCTATACTTAGACTACGTCCCCAAAGACTTGTTGGATTAGCATCTATATAGTCCTGTATTTCATCAGCGGTTAAATCATCCCACTTTGGATGCTCACTCATGGAGTTCTTATCTCCTTTCTCAAAAGCCGGAGTTCCATGAGGTGAAAATTCACTTATTTTACCTTTTTTAGATTCCTTTAGTGTAGCTTTCTTAAGTCCGTTATAAGTATCAACAGTATTTTTTGCTGTTGCTGGTGTCATTTGGTCATGTTTATCTACTTTCTTAGAATCTCCTGACATTAAATGCAAGTAGAAGTTACAGTCTTTAGCTAAGTTTTTCATAACTTTAGCTTTGGCTTTTTCATAGTCACTCTTTTGTACAGTTCCTACTGTATCGATACCCATTTTTTCTAACTCCACGTCAACACCTCTCTGAATTGATTCTAATGAGTAGTTCTTTTCAAGATCTGCTGCTGGTGTTTTTTTAGCCTCTACAATCACACCTTTATTCTTAAGAATCTGTACAGTGTCTTTGTATCCGTTAAAAGGACTAATGTAGTTAGGTAGCTGTAGTTTAGCATCTCTAACAAATTGTGTTTTAGAGAAGTTATTCTCTAATATTGCGTTATATTTTTCCTGTAGTGTCTTCATCTAAGTAATCGAACATTTTAGTATTATGTGGTCTTTTTTTTCCTTTAACTTTCTTAAAAGCTTTTGGAGATCCTGTTTGTGCTCCTGATCCTGGTGTAAATGAAGCTCCACCCCCTGTGGTGTTCATCTCCTTTATTACACTTTGAACAAAATTTGTTAATTCACTTCTCTTCATTACTTCTTTAATTCTTGGACCAGCTCGTAATATTGCATTATATTTACAAGATGATCGTCAGTTACTCTTTTTGTTTTAGGTACCGGTATAATTGTCTTAACTACTTCCTGTAGTTTAATTCCAATAATTTCATCTTCAACGTCATTACCTACCTCTATTATAGCTACTCTAAGTTTACTTAGCTCTTCATTTACTATATTTCTCAACCTAGTTGAGGAATCTACTGATGTTATAAATTCTCTCAGTATATTTTTTTGCTCTGGTAAAAGAGATTTGTACCTTTTATTAAACTTCTCTAAAAGTATCTTAAAGGTCAGTAGTTTTAAATCTTTATCGTATTTAGAATATTCTTCTATTAACGTATCTTTTACATCATCCTTATCCTGTTCTGCATTTGTAAGATGTTCCAGTAAGGTTGTCTTATTATCAATAAGTACCTCTGGATCGACAACATCTGTGGCTTTATGGGCTTCTAGTAAACAGTATAATGCTGCTAGTGGTTTATAGTCTGGTACTTTTATTGAAAAGAATTCCTCTACGTCGTAACTTTCTTTAATTTCCTTAATAAGACTGTATTTCTGTTTCTTAAGGGTATCTGAATTAACCGTTCTAGATATTTCTATGATGGTTGATACGATAGATTCTGCCTTATTTTGAGATACTGCTCTATTCTTAAGGATGAACTCATACAACTTAAATTCACGCACTAACGCTGTCTTACCTGTATAGAAGTTTTTTAATATCTTCACAGCAGGGGAATCTTGATTATTTAAAGTATCGGCAGCAATTTGTTTTACTAGCAACTCAAATATCAGTCCCGTATTTTTATACTTACTATGTTTTATGCGCATTATTGTTTAGTTTTTCGTGTATAAGTATACCGCTCTACTTATATAAATAGTATTTAATTATCTAAATCTATAATTAGGTCTTCGTTCAGTAGCTCGTCCTTCTCTTCTATAGGTTCTTCAAAGATAAGTTTTTTCTTTTCTGTGAACATTTCTTTGTTCTGTAAAAAAACTTGCTTTGCAATAGTTCCTACTCTAGCTGGTGATTTACTACTTTCTTGAACGTTTTCATTATCTGAGGGGTATCCTCCTTTCATACCGTGTCGTCCTAATGGATCTCTTCCTCCCATTCCGTCGTTTGTTCCGTAATGTGATGCATGTGTTCTTGGTGCTCCACCTTCTGGTCCAGGTTCCCCTACTTGATGAGGTCCTGTTGGGTTTGGATGATCTTCATACCCTGCTGGTACTTCTCCGAAAGAGACTCCCTTATCTCCTTCAAAAGCTCTTCTACCGTATAGTGTTGCTAGATCGTGAGGTGTTCCGTATGATTTTCCTGATTTAGATGGATCGTTACCTTCGTTCTCTATTTGAGCTAATCTAAATAATCGTTTGTGATCTTCAGCAATTAGGTCTCTCATCTCTATGTATTGATCCTCTGATAAGTTAAATATATTGTCGTAGATAAAGTCAGTTGAGAATAATTTAGAGTCTCTCATTTGATTTGCTAAATCGACTTTTTCTTTCAGTAATGCTACCTTCTCTTGTTCAAAGATAATTGAAGGATTTGTAAGTTTAATTTCGAAGTTAGTTAGAGCTGCTCCTTTAAACCCTTGTGCGTATAAATGTACTAGTGCTATCTTGGTTAACTCTGATTCTAATATTCTCTGTACTCTCTCTACAGTGTGAGCAAACCTAACATCTTCTGCTGCTATAGTAGCTTTACCCGATAAGTCTTCTTCATATCCGAAATAAGCTTTTGGTATTTTAAGTGCTGCGAATAGTTTAGCTCTGAGGTATTCTATATCGTTTGTACCGTCGTATTGTAGACCTGGTGTAGTTTCAATTCTTGTTGATTGATCTCCTCCTCTTATTGGAAGGTAAAAATCTTCCATCATGTTCATCATGTTGAAACGTAAGTTGTAATCCCCTGTCTGTGGATCAACGTACGGTGTTTTCTTCATGGTATTAATAGTCTTCTGCATGAACTGCTCTACCTCTTGAGGTGGAATCTGTCCTACGTTAACATAGAAGGTTCTCTTCTCAGGAGCTCTCATTATACGATGTATTAGCATCGCATCTTCCATTAAGGTTAGCTGTTTATATATCTTTCTACCTGGTTCTATGTAAGCTCGTCCGTACGGTAAGTAACTTGTATCTGCTATTAACCTAAAGTGAGCTACTTCGTAATTATCAAACTCTAATATTTTTGAATTGTCTCTGCGATGTACTGTAGGATCTTGTGATGCTGCAATTCCGTCAGGGTCTAACTGGAATGTTACCTTGGTTGGGTTTTCAGGGTCAAGACCTTCTGTCCTTGTCATATGGTACACCGTATAAGGTAGTACGTTAAATACTCCAAACTCTTCTGCAATCTCTAATTTTAAGAAAAAGTCACCGTATTTACACATATTCCTTGTCCAAGACCATAGGTTAAATTCTATGTTAAGTACGTCGTAAAATAGATTGTAAAGTACTCTCTGCAGGTTTTCATCAGAAGATTTAATAGAGAGTACTTCTCCCATATCATTCTTTAGAGTCGCTTCATCCGCTATAATATCTAATGCTGACATTATAATTGCATCTGAGTCCATTGCTTCATAATCTGCGTATAGTTGGATACGGAGTGTTTGGTAATTTAAATTAGGGTTAAATATATTTTTATTGTTGTAAATATATAATCTCGAGAACCTGTCAACAAGTGAGTTTGTCTGGTATTTCCCTGTTTTCTGTATTTGATTTACATCAACTACTTTTAACTGGTCGCCGCCAACATTTCTTATTACTACATCAGAAGAAAACAATCTTCCTAGTCTCTTAAATAGTGAAGTATCTGCCATTAATATGGTTTAGTTATAAATATGTGTTATTTAAAGATCCATGAGATATCCTCGCTCCCATGAGTCGTTTGAATAATATAAGGATTATTTTGCTGGCTGCCAACGGAAGATATGATTGCTTTGTTGTTGGCATTTAAATTTGTGAAAGATGATAACTGTGCTCTAGACAGGTCTAACCCTTGTTGACGGAGTCTTAATGCAGTATCACGTACATACAGGGCTGTTGCAAAGGCCATCAATAAGTCATCGTTATAATTCGTCTGTGCTTGTGCTTTACCGTTCTTCCATACAAATACTCTCATTTCTCCGAGTAGTCGTTTTGACTGTATTGTTACACTTTTTTCACGTACGTACTCCATCATTTTAGCAATCACTAATGGACGGGTTCTCATCGACATTGTAAAGCCCGGTACTAGTTGATCTCTTTCGTACTTTATCATATACGATTCAACTGTGTCTAACTGGTTCTTAGGACTGTAGTATAGATTCTTGTATTCCCGTTCAAGTACCTGTTCGATTGTAGACCATCCTATATTTGCATTCTCTATGACAAGTAGTGCATCATTATAATCAGATGCTACACCTACTAGTATGTTTCCTAACTGTTTCGGGGATACCTTGCCTTTATATTCCCCTACTTGTACACAAGCTTCTATGTCAAAAATATGGAATCCTGAGTAATCTTTAGAGTCCCCTCTTGATACATCTGCTACAACCATATACGATTTTGTATAGTCTGGCTGTTCCCATATCCATAAGTTATGGTCTACTCCTCTTTTCTCTACTGGGTCTGTTTGGTAGGTTTGTTCGTAGAAAGACAGGTCTTCCGGTTCAAATACAGTATCACCCGAAGCTAAGAAATCACAGTCACATTCCTGTGCTGCCATCCTTTCCCCAAGGTCCCTGTCTTGTAAGTCTCTCCACTCTTGACTTCTTTCAGGATGTACCGTCCAAGGTAGCCTAACCGGTAAAAATGAATTTTCACCTGTTTCTGCTTTTTCCCATGTTAAGTGAAACCAGTTACCAATTCCGTTAGGAGTTGATAGTGCCATACACTGTCCCCCTGTAGCTAACGTTTGTTGTGCAGCTGCAAATGTTTCGTCAATGTTGTCAATAAAGGCTGCTTCATCGAGAATTAACAGTGATACCGCTTCTGAACGAGCAGCATCTGAGTTAGATGATTTGGCTTGTATTTTAGATCCGTTTTTAAGTCTAAGTGATAATTTGTTCTTCTCAACGTGAGACAGCTTTAACCATTTAGGTAGTTGGTCGTACATGAAAATCACTTTTGATACAAGGTTTCTTGCTGTTGCTTGTGTAGTTGCTAAGGCTAGTACGTTTTTATCTTTATGGAATATCATCAACCATAAACTGTAAGCAGCTGATAGTGTTGAGATACCTAGCTGTCTTGACTTAAGTGTTATGATGTATTGATGATCCTTAAATAAGTGGAGTACTTCACTTTGAAAAGGGTATAGGTTGAATAGGATTCTACCTCTCTGTGGATGTTGTATATAACAATACTTCCTCATAAAGTAGGCAGGGTCCTTTGCACACTTGATATACTCTTGTGCAACTATCTGTTTTATGTTTTGTGCCATTTATTATCTATAATGTATTATATAAATAGCTACGGTGTATGGAAAGATATTTCTATTTTCTATAAAGGCTCGTCTCCTTTTTCAAAATCTACATCTTCACCGCTAAGGTCTTCAGGTTCTCCAGCTTCATCTCCTAATGGTACATCTTCTGCAGGAGGTGTTTCGTCAAATGCATCTTCTCCAGGTGCACCACCTTCTCCACCAGGAAATTCTCCACCACCACCACCTCCGGCTGCAAATGGATCATCTGCTCCTCCTTCTTCTTCTGCTCCTTGAATTGGTGCTGTTTTATAAAGTATGGCTAGTTTATCTAGTGCTTGTTGAAATTCGTCTACTGTACCCAGGAAGTACTTTTTTCCTTGTATAGTTGCTTGGAAGTTTTTTCCTGACCATTTTAGTGTAAAGTCCTGATCGTTCTGAAGATTAATTCTAAATTCTGTAGGTCGGGGTGATACCCAGTCTATTGTTTTTACAAACTCTTTATAGTCTTTAGTCATTAACTTAGTTAACGACTTCTTAAGGGTTGGAAATTTTTCAAGCATAGTATCTGTAGCATCCGGTAATACGGCTTCCGTACTTGCTGTTTCGTCTCCTTTTGGGTCTTCTGGTTGTGGCTCTTCATCTTGTTCTAATAGAACTTCAATATAAGCTTCTTCCATTAATTTTATAAGGTCTCTTTTTTTCATCTTTTATTAAATTAATCCGCTTAAATCTAATGATATTCCTATAGCTTTTGCAGCTTTAACTAGGATAGGTTTCATCTGCTTTCTCTTCTCCTTGCTACCGTTTTTATAGATTTCTAGCATTCTAATGTACTTCTGTCTTGGAGTTTCCTCGTCTTCGTTCTCATACATATCTTTACCGTACTCAACTTCTCTATCTGCTCTCTCTAAATCTTCCCAAGGTTCAAATGTATCTTTTGAATCATCTTTAGGAGCATCTTTATCAGTTTTATTAGCTTTTGCTTCTCTCACGTAACTTGTTAGAATCCTCTTAGCATCGTCAATAGCATTCTCTAATTCAGTATCGTCTAACTCGCTCCAGTACTGCCTATCGTCTCCGTCTAAGTACTGTCCTGATACTTTCTCCCATTCATTTTCTATCTCTCCTCCTATATCCCATATTTTACCTTCTAGTTTACCTATCTGTTCAACATACGGATTTACAACTCTGTCTGTATTTCCTGAGCCTTGCATTGGTCCGAATTCTTTTATAGACTTTTTAATATGAGATGATCGGTAATGGTCTTTTAGGTATTCTATTATCTCTTCTGCTGCATCAGATTCACTTACACCGTCCTCAGATGCTCTACTCTTTATAATGTTTACAATATCATCTCCATCTCCTCTACCTTCACTAACATCTTCTGTTTCGTTTAAAGCTTGAAAATGCTTTACCATATTGTTCTTTATAACGTCTCTATGTACTATTGCTTCTCCTGAAGGTTTTACACCTACTTCTCCTATCTCTTTGTCGAAGGAAAAATCTGCTAAATGTAGCGTATCTTGGTCGATATGAAAAGCAAAATCATCTTCAAAATCATTCTTATACTTTATAAATATTTCAAATGAATTAGGCTCTACATGATGTATCTTAGCACTATCGATTTCTTCACCAACTTCTCTTAAGGCAGTCGCTAACGCTTTTCCTACCTCTCTTGCAATTGCCTGGGTCTCTTCTACACTAAACTCTATTCCTCGTTCTTCTTTAATCTCTTCTCCATCTGCTGTCTTAATACTCTCTACATCAGAATTATCTTTTAACTTATCTAATTCTTTCTTATCTGTATATTCAGCTGGTTGACCGTTTATAAAAGCTGTTTTTTCTCCTTCTTTTATTGTAGACTTCTCTAGAAGAGCCTTAATATCACTGTATTTTTTCATTTTTGATTCTTTAATCATAATGTACCTATTATCTTCTGTTTTTTCTGCTTCTCCGTTGGAAATAAAACTGTTCCATACTCTCTCTGCATCTTTTGTCATTGCTTGATCTGAGTATAATCCTTTTGTTAGTTTGTCGTTTGCTGCTCTGTAGAGTTCTTTTCCTATTCCTACTCCTCTATAGTCTTTAGATACTGTAACAGAGTCAACTTGGTAAGAATCTTTAAAAGGCTTTAACCTCAGTGCTCCTACTTTCTTATCGCCTACTACCGCAATAACTACCTTCTTTCCGTTAGCTTTTATAAAACGAAAGTCTATAGTTTCTTCCACCTTATTCTGGCTTTTTATTCCCTACAATTTCTTTATAGTCCTGCATAGTAAGAATCTCATCATGTGTACTTCCTAACCTTATTGCTCTTTCTGCTACATCGTGAAGATCCATATCTGATTTAGCGTCTTCTTTTGCGTATTCTAATAACCGTATAAATAGTGGAATATCTAATGTTACCTTATCAGCAGGATTTTCAGATTCCCCTACGAAGTTTAACTCTTCTTCAGTTTCTGCAGCTGCTACTAGGTCCATTAGGTGCCTGTCTTGAAGCAATTCGGTGTTTAGTGCCGTAAATGCGTTCATAAAATCATCTCCTCGTCCTACATGTGCTATATAATCTCGACCATCCTCGTAGGTATTCTCTAAATACTTTGTTAGTGATTCAAGTGCGTCCATATCATACCCCAGGTAGTATGTATTGTCTTCGGTAAAAGCTTCTACAATTAGCTTACTTAGCTTCATATTAATGTATTTTTATATAAATAGCGGTGATTACTTGAAATGTTGCTTTAGGTGAGTAGTGTATTCCTTAATTCCGTCCATTATCTTCTTTTTCTCGTTTGAATTAGAATTCCAATCCTCAATATCGCCCTGTTCTGTAACAAAGGTAGATTTTGCATTCACTAAGTCTAGTGCCCAAGCTTCTATATCATTAGCAAATGCGCTCATATTTCCTTGCATCATTCTCTCCTCATATTGCTTATATAGCCCTGCTTTTCTTAACTTAGCTTCATATCCAATAGTGCAATCAAAACAGAATCCATGTATCTTATACATTTTTTTTGCTAAATGATGCTTCATCGAACCTTTACACTTCGGACATGTTAGCGGAATACGTAAAGCTTTTTTTGCTGCATCTAGTTTAGTAATATTCTGCTTTAATCCGTTTTTTATTGTCCACTGTTTTCCGCCTTCTTCCCAAAAATCTCCTTCTTTATGTCTTTCTGAACTTCTTTTGTATCCTGTTTGAGATTTTGTAGCTGCAGTAAAGTCTTTATTGACTATATTACGTACTCTTTCTATATCGGATTTCTTAAATTCTTTCTTTAGTAACGATTCTTTACTCATTATTCAACTTTATTTTATATTCATGATAAGCTTCAGCAAATTTTAACATCACTTTCCACTTCCTTCCAGCACTTCTTCCTCCTGTGTATATCTCTCTAGGTTGTTTTGCTGACCAGTTACGGTAGTATTCTTCAACTTCACTCATATCCTAGTGCTATTAATGTTTGTATTACTTCGTCTGAATCACCGTCTTTGCATCGTATTGCTATACCTCCTGCTTCTTGCCATTCTTTAATGTTAGACTTCTTATCGTCTATTAGGATTGCATTGGGAGATGCGTATCTCTGCTTGTCTTCCGAGTATGCGAATATAACCTTAGGTGGCGGTACTATATTATCCCTAACCCAGAGATTCTTACCTAACCTAGATGTGTCGTCTCTAGAAGGAGATGTTAATAAGTCCGGTGTATATTGTGCTAAGAATGACCACAGTTTCTTACCTTGTGGCATCCAATTCATTTTTTGCCAAAACTGTATACCTATCTCTTGATCTATTAACTTCCAGAAAATAGGGTCTCCGTAATCCTCTAAAAATTCATCAGGAGTTTTTCCTGTGAAGTGTTCGAAACGTCCTTTAAAATCTGTCAATACCCCGTCCATGTCACAGTAGATCTTATACGGCGGTATTTCTTTAATAGGGTATGCTTCTAATAAATCTACTAATTGTCCCATAACCATTTCCAATTTTCTTCTTCTTGTGATGCTTTCTTCTCGTACGGATGATCCGTATAGGAAAGTCCCATATTTGAATACCTAACATACCAGGTAGGTGACTGGAGGTAGTGTTGGTATTCATGTATTATTGTTCTAGCTAAATCCTCTTTTGATTCTATGTTATTACAGTATATTGTGATTTCATTACCTGTAAAGCAATACTGTCCTTTAGCTGTATCTCCTTCATAGGCTAGTTCATACTCTAAGTAAGGAGTGCATGGTTGAAATTTAGAGTATCCGTAAAAGTTACATACTTCAGTAATATACTCTTTAGCTAATCTCCTTACAGTTCTTTTATCCATTGCTATTTTTTACCTTATCTTCCCATGTTCTAAAAGTCATGTTTCCTTTTAGGTATGCTTCTTTTTCTATCTCTTGAAGACTTTCATCTTCATTAACATTAGAAGTGTTTACATTACCTAACCTATCTTCCATATTTTGCATATGGTGTATCATCTCATGAGTAAATGATCTCATAACATCTTTCGGATGCCTACCTTCTACATACAGAACTACTTCCTTCTTAACAGGATCATAGTAAGCTGTTTTACCGAAAAAGTCTGCTGATTCTACCATATCTCTTCTTATCTTAATTTCCGGAAGAGGTTGTATTTTCATACCTAAGTCTACCATGTGTTCTAAAATAGAGCCCATAAAAGGAGTAAAGCTGTATCCAGCACTGTCACTATGTTTTGCTAACTTAACAATTATTCTATCATTATTAAGTACAACTTCATATTCCTGTCCTAGTGAGTTATAAAGCTCTTTATATACCTGTGTGAGTTTTGCTCTGTCTTCTGAAGCTATTGGTGCAGCTGGAGATATGTGTGTTCCTGCTGATCCTTCTGTTGTTCTGACCTTCTTTTCGAAGAGATGTTCATCCCTTAAGGTATTATTAACAGCTTCATGCATGTTCTTTGTTGCTTCGTCTAGTGCTGATTTCATATTTAATTACATTTATTACATTCTCCTTATCTTCAGTCGATAATTGACTGGGTATCCATTCACCTTTTTCGAGGTACTCTGTTTGAGTTCTTATAGCAGAAGCAGAGAGTTTATTTTCTTCATCTCCTATCCTTGGAAGCTCTACTAATTCAACTTTCAAGTATTTCTCCTTATTCCTCTTACTTTTAAAATAAGCAAACTTTTTTAATTCCTCCGGTAATGAACCTGTTATAATTTTCGAATACGTATCGTAATATGCATCTACATAATCGTAAATATCTTTTATAGGGGATCCTTTAGAAAGTACTATGTCTGTATTAGCTGGAAGATATTTTAAATATATTTTCCATATCTCTGCTGACTGCTTAGGAGTTATAGTTATTCCCTCTCTGACTACTGATCCTATAAATATAATTAGCTTATCAGAACTGTTTCCTAACATAACTGCATTTTCGAAGTGTGCTTTGTGGGGTGGTTTAAACCCTCCTGCGTATAG